GCAATGTTTTAAGACAAACTGCACTTGATAGTTTACAAGGCAGAGGGCCCAGTCAAATCTTTACTCCTGTTATTTCTTTGCCTGAGCTAGAAGCATTAGTTTACAATTGGACTTTTTTTGAGACAAACATTCATAGCAGAAGTTATAGTCATATCATTCGTAATATTTACAATGTACCAAAAGACGTTTTTAACACTATTCATGACACGCAAGAAATTATTGACATGGCGTCAAGCGTGGGTCAATATTATGACAAGCTACATGTGCTTAACTGTAAAAAAGAGTTAGGTCATAAGATAGATGAAAAAGAACATATCAAAGCTATTTGGATGGCACTAAACGCCTCTTACGCACTTGAAGCATTTAGATTCATGGTATCTTTTGCTACTTCATTAGCAATGGTTGAGAACAAGATTTTTATTGGTAATGGAAACATTATTAGCTTGATCTTACAAGATGAAATCTTACACAAAGATTGGACTGCTTATATCATTAATCAAGTAGTAAAAGAAGATCCAAGATTTGCTCAAGCTAAACAAGAATGCGAACAAGAAGTTTATGCTCTTTATATGGATGTAATTAGAGAAGAAAAAGCATGGGCTGACTATTTGTTCAAGAAAGGTCCTGTTATTGGTTTGAATGCTAACATTTTAAAAGACTTTGTAGATTACACAGCACTTATTGCATTAAAAGAAATTGGTATCAAGTATCAAGGTAATGCTCCCAAGTCTACTCCTATTCCGTGGTTTAATAAGCATTCATCTACTAGCAACAAGCAAACGGCACTGCAAGAAAATGAATCAACTAACTACGTTATTGGAGTAATGTCGTCTGATATTAACTACGATGAACTACCTAATTTATAATGGAGAAATAAAATGAATAAACTAACATTTGAAGAATGGAAAAAAGAACATGGATCGGAATCAGTGGAAAATCATCCAGAATACAATAAATCATTCATTCCTACACCAGAGTCTGTTGAACTTACAGCCAAACTAGATAAAGAAAGATATGATCTGTATTGTAAAAAAATAGACGCTTTAAATACAGATCCTCACAGTAATAAAACGTATGCTGAAGCTATGTCTGAATTTATGACAGAGATTGATACGTTGATACACAAATGGGAAAAAGAAGAAAAGGAAAAAAGAGTAGAAGATATAAGCATGATTATGCGAAAGCTTAATAATGTTGAGGAAAAGAACAGATGTTTGCGAGTTAGAATGTATGATTGGTTAAGTGATTTATTTGCTGATTGGAGTAAGAGATGTCACGAGCGTAGTGTAAAGATTGACAGTCCTTGTGCTATTAGATTACCAGAGTCTGGCAAAGAAAATAGTCGCTTAACCGATCCAATGTCTTGGGTGACTCCTAAGGTAACTGTTGAAGAATATGATAATATGAATAGTAAAAGGATTAAAAGAAGATGAAAGCAACAGTATGGTCAAAAGATATGTGTAGTTACTGCGAACAAGCAAAACAGTTACTAACAACGAAAGGAATTGAATTTGAAGAACGCAAGATTGGCAAAGATTGGACAAAAGAACAATTGTTAGAAGCCGTGCCAACAGCTAGAACAGTGCCGCAAATTTTCTTAGATGAACAATATGTGGGCGGCTATCAAGAACTAAGACAAAAACTTAACAACTAAGGAAAAATATGAATATTAAGATTAACGAAGTAGTATCTATTAAATTAAACTCAGGTGAAGAATTAATCACTAGAGTCAAAGAAGTAACCGATACTTATTTAATTATTACCGAACCAGTTTCAGTGGCGCCCGGGCCACAAGGTATGGGACTAGTTCCCAGTTTATTTACTGCAAAACCCGACGGAGAATTTACACTAAATAAGAATAGTATTGCAGTTATTTGCGAAACAGAATATAATATTAAAACAAAATACACTGAAGCAGTGTCTGGTATTAAGGTACCCGCAAAGAAAATTATTTTAGGATAAAACATGTCAAAAAAACTGAGCAGAAAGGGCGATAAAAATACTGCGGGCGGTAAGATAGTAAAAGGTGCAAGCACTGTATTTGCTAACGGGATCGCTGTAGGTCTTCACGTTAGTGATATTACCCCACATGCTCCGTTTGGAAAACCGCATCCTCCGCATAGAGCAGCAAGAACTACTGAAGGTAGTCCTACTGTGTTTTGCGAAGGAAAACCTGTATTGCGAGTAGGATCAGGAAACACTTGCGGTCATAAAATAGTAGAAGGTAGTCCGGATATTTTCATACCATGAGTAATTCAGGAAAGCAAAGTCCCTTAGGCGTAAACGTACAAGGTTCTATACTTAACAATCAAGGTTTCACGATAAACCCTGTGGCTACTAGCTACATGGGAAGTAGCAAAACAAATAGTTCGTATACTTTTGGTAGCATAGTACAAGACACAGTTTTACGATTACAAACTCTTGGCATTAATGACGGTTATCTTAGAAACTTACTAACTAGAACTAATAGTACAGATACATACGATAATCTTATCAATATAGGATCTACGTCTATACCGGCATTGGGAAATGCAAAACCGCCTACTTATGATGTATCTGATCCTTCAAACGTATGGACTACTCTTGCAGAAAATTATGGGGCGCAAAAAGGAGTAATACCTTCTTTACCTGGGCCCGCAAATACCGGTTATGCTTTGACTAGTAATACAGATCAAGGTCAAGAAGCAACTTGGTATCCTTATACTGGAGTAATCGGTACTAATCCTAATACTTCTATAACACAGTGGGGCTACACAAGATTACACGCATTACAAGCTTGGTATGAGTTTAATTGGAATGGTAATCAAGTAAATCAAGCGAATCCAGAATACAAAGAATTCTTATCATCCTTTTTAACAGCAGAATCTTTTATCAGTACTTCTAATCAAAACATATTTGCTATGTATAACTCCAAAACCTTTTTAGAAGGAGTGTATAGCAATATGAGTGATCTTATTACTGCGGATGTTGCAGGAATAAGTTTAGCTACTAAAGACTTTGGTAATGATTTAATAACTTTAGGTAACGCAATAAATTTAAGCACTATAGATTCATTTGGTTTACCGTCGGATATGTTACGCAATTTATACAAAAATAATGCTATTACAGATGACGTTACATTAGCACTATTATCTTCAGGATTAACAAACACCGAGATAAGTTCTATATTAAATGGCAAGGTAGACTATGTTAGTAAAAAATCACAACAAAGAATATACGGTGCGTTTTTAGTAGTAACGGGTGAAAGCTTAAGAAATATTTTAGCGGTGCTAAAATGTAAAACAAGTAACATAGATAACTTAGCTGATTTGCTGAGTGTTAGAAAGTTATTTCCTAACAGCTATCAAACTCTTACGGTTCCCGTGTATAATATTAGTCCCGGACCCACTAATAGTAAAACTTATTATTTAATTTTTACAAATAACGGATTGAATCCTCAGTTAACATCTCCTGCTATAACTAGTATAATCGGCACACAAACTTTGTCAGGAGAACCCCCGATAACTGACACAGTAACGGATGGTACTAATTATAGTGAAATACCTGTAGGATTTGGTTCGTATCTTTACAACATTATTCCTTTTGCAGAAGCAGTAGCAGCCGGAGCATTTTCATATTCCTTACAACAAGTAAGAAATATCAAATACTGTGACATAGTAGCTTTTGCGCAAGTAGTAAGGTCAATGGAAACTACTGCAGGATTGCCTTTAACCAACGGTACTGATATACCAGTTGATGAAACACTTGCAAATACTGGGTTAAGTTATACTGCCTTAGGAAGTGGATTATATGGTACATATACTATGTCTGATTTATTTGGATGTATGTCTGGTTTACCGTATCCTTGGCAATTAATTTATGAAAGAATAAATCAGTTACAAACACAAACTCTGGCTAACATATACAGAGAAAACTTTTTAGCTATTACTTGGGAAGCCGCAACAGTAACTGTTCAGTATTCTACATCAGTAGTTGAGGATCCGCCTGGCATATTCACAAATTATTATACGGTTACTGGGGTCACTCTTCCTGATTCAGGCAGAGGCGGCGGCTACGGAAGAGGTAGTGCACCTGCTCCTACTATAACTATTTCAGGAGGAGCAACCGCTGTATGTACTATTGGTACTAACGATAGTGATGCAGGTTCTAATGGTACAGGAACATTTGGTCGTGTTACCTCAGTAACATTAACATCGGCAGGCTCTCCTTCGTTAACGATTCCTACTATTGAAATACAATGTCCTCCTACAACGGTTTCTGGAACTAACACATCAGCAGGAACAGTAGGTTGGCCTGCTCCTATGAATACTGTTGTACAAAGTTATATTGATCAAGCAAACGCGGAAATTACAGTCATTAGAAATAATAATCCAACTCTAAGTACGATACTAAACACTTATTGGAATATATGCGGATCACAACTAAAACGAGAACAGCGCACTAGATGTGCGGCTTTTCCTCCGGTAGCAATTGTGTCTCCAGATTCTGCTAGTGTGGTTCGTAAAGATTATTTCTTGAATTTATATCCCACTACACAATATACTTTTACTGATTCATTGCCCAACTTAGCTCAAGATACTAAACCTCATATGTCTGCTCAAACACTAGAAGCTATATCTAATTTAAGTAATGTAAGTGGTCAGAGTATAGTAGCTTTTATGCGAGAGAGTAGAAACAAAACTAGATTGTTAGAGACGGGAATACCTTTAGATAATAATATACCTGATTCATTAAGTGATGCACAAGTAAAACAATTAACTACTAATGGACTACTACCTGATCCTTCAATAGATAGTTATACATTGCCTGCATGGGCAACTAATAAAGATCCGATCACTAACGAAACAATAAATCCTATTCCAAATGGGATATTTTCTAATGGACAATTTAATCAAACTAACGAAGTTGCTGCCGGCGATATTATTCCTATAATAGAAAATCAACCAAATCCCGTAGTAAGTACGTTAATACCTGTAGGACCCGAAATAGAAACACCTCTTACTGAACCATATATAATTGCAGTTCCTATACAAGTTAACCCAGCCATTCCTCCGCAATTAGACACCCAGTATACAAGTAGCACATTGTTGCCAGCTAGTCCAACTATCCAAGAAGCAATTGATAAAGTAATAGAATGCAATTGTGACTGTTGGGTAAATTAATAATCCGTTTTTATTGATTTTGATAAGTATTAATGATACTGTATAAATGTATTAACATAAGTTATTAACTTATAACATGGAGATTAACATGGAAAATGTATTAAGAATACTGTCAAGCGTATTGGGTATTATCCTAGCTTGTATATTTGTGGCTAGTATTAGCAATTTCAAAATAAACGAATATAAGACCCAAGTAAGCACTTTATCTGAATATGATCATCCTACCGCAGGACATATAGAAGAAGAGCTAGCCTGTATGGCTTTAAACATCTACAGAGAAGCAAGAGGCGAGCCTTTTGAAGGAAAAGTAGCTGTAGCACAAGTTACTATGAACAGAGTAGCGCATGAAGATTTTCCCGATACTGTGTGTGCTGTAGTACATGAAAAAAACGTTTTCATGAAACAAGTAGTTTGTCAGTTTAGTTGGTATTGTTCTAGTAGAAATCATGTAACACCTACTAACTCAGTGGCTTATGCTGAAAGTTTTGAAGTGGCTAAAAAAGTAATGTTAGAAGATTTTAGACTAGACAGCGTAAAAGATGCTATTTACTTTCATGCTGACACTATATCACCTAATTGGCGTTATCAGCAAGTAGCTAAAATAGGTGCTCACATATTTTATCAGGATCGTAGCTAATGGAAAATAATACTGAAATTAAAACTGATTATAAACTAATGATTATTGGAATCTATATGAAAGTAGTTGCATTTTTTAAACACCAATTTAGTGACTTTACAAACTCAATTGCTAAAGTATCATCAGATACAGTAGAATGGGTAGGTGTCATAGCGTTACATGGTGCTACTATACCTACAATGTTAGGTTTAATGATGGGACTAACCGATAACACTCCTCCGATTGATGTAGTATTAATTTTATGGGGAGCATTAACTATGTTCTTTATAAAAGCAGTTATCAAAAAAGATATACTTAATATTATTACTATTGGTTTGGGATTTATAGGTCAAGCGGTATTAATGGCACTGATATTCTTTAAATAGGACTAACTAATGATAGATTTAAAACGTACCGGATCAGGTAAAAAGTTAATAGATCAGATAGCAATGAATGCTAACAAGAACAATAAAAAAGCACAGCCTAAGCAAACAAAACAAGTATCAAAAAAGACAAAATAACATGAGTTTCTTAGTAGCTAATTTACCGCCGGTGCATTGTTGGGTTCGTAAAGAATTTCTTTACGATTTTGAATCTGGGCACGGAGAATATGAACCTTGTATTTGGGTTTCAATAAAGAGTTTGCGCAGTCAAGCATTTAGAATAGAAAGTTATCTACCTAGATATGCTGCGCTTTACGACAAGTTACCACTACATGCCTATGTCAGTCGCAACACTGATTTAGAGCCAAATAAATTTCTTACTTTAGATACGTTACAAATATGGGATTGCTTTAGTTATGACATGACTGTGATACAAAAAGCATTTTTACGCAATCTTTCTTGTGAATTTTTTGCTAAAGATAAGCAATTACATAAAGGAGATTATATGTTTACAGTAGACAATGCTTCTCCTGATTTTAACATCTTGGATACTAGCTATTCAGAGTATCCTGAAGATCATAAAAGTTTTAACTTTATACAACTTAATAACGGTCAGTATGCGGCTCAGCCCAATAATCGTTGTAGATTTTTTGATGCTGCTTCAAATCCAAAAGAACTTTTACACCCTGATTTTAAAGTAGCTACTAAGAAATGGGTAGTTGAAACTAATCCGAAATGGAGATTAGGGGATTCAACTACTGTAACATACGAATAAGTTAATGAATAAGAGAACAATGATCTGTATTTGTATAAATAAGAATGTATAACAAAATATTAATTTGCATCATTACCGATGCACCAATCATCCTAAGGAGGACAAAATGAAAAAAATCGTAACAAGTATTATTTTGCTTTTTGTAAGTATGTCTATTTGGGCACAGGGAGTTGATCCACTGACTCAAGTAGAACCAGTTAGTTCAGAATGGTTTTATAATGGTTCAGAACCTGATTATGTTGTAGAAGTACCAAGCTTTACTGTCCCAGCAACAGGCGTAATTGACTATATTGATTCAGTTATACCTCTTGAGTTCGGTGAAGATCGTTGGGTGAAGGCAGTTCAGTTTATACCCGGAGACAAGCGTGTTCTCCATCATCTATTATCTTATGTAG